GTGGCGTGGGCAGCCAGCCCCGAACAGGCGCAGAGAGTCGAGTGGCTGATCTCCGCGACCAAGGAAAGCGTGATCGTTTACTGTCCTCAAGCGGTCCCTTTCACTGTCTACCCGATCGCGAACGGCGTCCACCGAGCACTCGCCGTCAACCCGGCTGCTGACATGACCTATTTGGCCACTCACGAATGGGATGAGAGGACCTGCAAGTACGTTCCTCTGCGCAGAAGTAGCCCGTGACGTGACACACCACGATCGTCTCGCCTCTTCCGTGTCTCTGGCCAGACGTCGAACACGTCGATAGGATCATGCCCTTGGGGGAGGTGCGCGGATGATGTTGATCGCTCTTCTCGTCGCTACGCGCGCACCACTCCGCGGCCTGTCCGCCCGAGTCGAGGGGGCCGGGCAGACAGGCCCCCGACGTGAGTGAAGGAACAACAGCAGACGGCTCGCGAACACGCCAGTTCTGGAGCCAGTCGCAGCTGACGTTCGTCAGAAGCCGACGTCGAGAGCAACGCCGGTTCGCGAATCGCTACATGTACGACCCGGTCGCGTTCGCCCACGACATGATCAACTGGCCGCATGGTCAGTCCACCGCCCCCTACCAGGATGAGGTTCTCGCCGAGCTCGTCACCCACCGCCGTGAAGCCGTTCGCGGGCCTCACGGGCTCGGTAAGTCCTGCATCGCCAGCATCGCCATTCTGTGGTTCGCCACCACTCGGGACGCGGCCGGCATCGACTGGAAGATCCCCACCACCGCATCAGCATGGCGGCACCTGTCCGTCTATCTCTGGCCGGAAATCCACAAGTGGGCACGCCGGCTCCGATGGGACAAGATCGGTCGCGGCCCGTTCAGCGAAACCTCGGAACTCCTCAAGCTGAATCTGCAACTCGAACACGGGGCCGCGTCCGCCGTCGCGTCCAACAAAGCCGAGCTCATCGAGGGCGCTCACGCGGACAGCCTGCTCTATCTCGTCGACGAAGCGAAGATCGTCCCAAACGACACATGGGACGCGATCGAGGGGGCCTTCTCCGGCGGGCAAACAACCGGCCTGCCCGAAGCGTTCGCGCTCGCTATCTCCACCCCCGGGTCACCAGCTGGCCGGTTCTACGAAATCCACAGGCGTGCCCGCGGCCTGGAGGACTGGCACACCAGGCACGTCACGCTCGACGAGGCGGTCGCGGCCGGACGTATCTCGCAGAACTGGGCGGACCAGCGCGCCAAACAATGGGGCAGAGACTCCGCGCTGTTCGCGAACCGCGTTCTCGGGGAGTTCTATGCCGGCGACGAGGACGCCGTCATTCCGCTGTCCTGGCTTGAGGCTGCGGTTGATCGATGGCACGCGTGGGTCGACGCCGGCCGCCCGGACCTCCCCGGCCGGCGCATCATCGGCGTGGACGTTGCCCGGGGCGGGGCAGACTCCACCGTCTTGGCGCACCGCACCGGTGTGTGCGTCGAGCGGTTGGAGGAACACTCACGCGAGGACACGATGCGGACCACCGCCCGGGTTCTCGCCGCACTCGTCGCGAGGGCAGGCAACGGTCGCATGACGGCGGTCATCGACTCAATCGGTATCGGCGCCGGCGTAGTGGATCGGCTCCGTGAGCTGAGGAGCGAGATTCATGGCGACATCATCGCGTACACCGGTTCCGCGCGATCCGATATGAAAGATAGGTCCGGAGAGTATGGTTTCGCGAACACTCGGTCAGCCGCGTTCTGGCGGTTGCGGGAACTCCTCGAACCGTCGTTTGATTCCGAGGTGATGCTGCCCCCGGATGACATTCTGCTGTCCGATCTGAACGCGCCGACGTGGGACACCACCACCGGCGTACCGCCCAAAATCCGCGTCGAACCCAAAGAGAAGGTTACGGAGCGGCTCGGGCGGTCGCCAGACCAAGGCGACGCGGTCGCCATGGCGTTCTACGCCGACGCGGTAGCGTACCGACCGAAAGTGAGATGGATGTGAGGCTACAGTTCTGGGAGCGGCGGGAGTCGCCGACTGCCCCGCGCGTCCGCGACGACCATCGTCTAAAATGGCTTCAGCGCGGTGAAGCGCGGGAGCGACGACGAGACCGACGACGCGCCCGATGGGCAAAACGACGCTCACCGCTTCTCACGATCGCCGGCCTCGGGTTCATCTCGATCGCCGCGTCCCGAATCCACCTGACGCTCGGCCTGTTCACGATCGGCCTGTGTCTGTTCCTGCTCGAATGGCTGACCAGGCCAGACGATCAGCAGTAGGTACCGTGATCACATACATGAGGAGGTCCTCTGATGCGATCACTGGTCGGCACACTCATCAACGCGGCTAAAACGGACAAGCCGGGTAACTCCCCGGTGCCGTACGCGACTCGGGCCGCAACTGGCGCCAATCTGCTCGCGGTCGGCGGTGTGAACGACCGCGAGGCTCAGGCCAACGCCATGACCGTCAATGGCACTCTGTTCGCGATCGCCGGGGGCCTGGCCTTGAGTGTGTCGCGGGTTGAATGGCACCTCTATCGAGAGGCGAAATCCGCCAAGCCGGAAGACCGGGAGATCGTCACCGAGCACGCTGCCTGGGACGTGTTCAACAACCCGAACCCGTTCATGAGCAGACAGGAACTGTTTGAGACCATCGAGCAACACCTTGGACTCACCGGTGAGGGCTGGCCGTTGCTCGTGCGAGACGAACGCGCGGACTGGCCCATCGAGTGGTGGCCGCTGTACCCGCACCGGATGCTGCCCGTACCCGACCCGGACAAGTACCTCCTTGGCTACCTGTACCAGTCCCCCGACGGTGCGCGTATCCCCATCCAGTTCCGAGACGTGCCGCTGATGCGACAGCCGCACCCGACCAACTTCTACGGCGGCCTGTCTGCTGTGCGCGCGGTACAGACCGACCTGGAGGCCACGCAAGCCGCACGGATGTGGAATCGTACGTTTTTCTACAACTCGGCGCAACCGGGCGGCATCATTGAGGTCCCGCGTGAGCTGACCGACGACGAGTTCAACAACATGCGCACCCACTGGCAGGAGCAACACCAAGGCGTCGCCAACGCGCACCGGGTCGCGATCCTCGAACACGGGAAGTGGGTGAATCGCCACTACTCGATGAGGGATATGGAGTTCACCCATCTCCTTCAGATGTCGGCGGAAGAGATCCGCCGCGCATTCCGGTACCCCGTGGCCATGCTTGGCGACGCCGGTGATGTCAACCGGGCCACCGCGCTGGCGCACCAGGCGATCTACATGGAAGACCTCATCGTGCCCCGCCTTGACCGGTGGCGAAGCATGCTCAACAGCAAGTTCTTGCCCCAGTTCGGGCCGCTCGCGGACGGCCTGGTGTTCGACTACGTATCTCCCGTCCCCGCGGACGCGGAAGAACTTCGCGCGGACATGGAGGTCAGGGCGAGAGTCGCAACGATCTACATCGAAGCTGGCTGGTCGAAGAAGGTCGCGGCCAAGGCCGCTGGTCTCCCGCAGGAACTCATCGACGCCGCCGATGAGGAGCCCGCTACCTCGCCCGAGACGCCGCCGGCCAAGTCTCCGACCCAGCGCCCGCGACGTGAGCCCACCGCGCCGACGCTGCCGGCCGGTAGCGGCACGTGGGCCGCGACGGTGGCTCATCTGCTGAATCAGGACGGCGAGCCGGACATGGAGGAGATTCAGCGGCAATGGGAGGCGGCCCGGGAGGATCTGCTGAATCAGTGGCCCGACGCGAGTCAACCACTGATCGACGACCTCGCCGAGCAGGCTCGTACGGCCGCCGCGAACGATGACAGCAGTGCACTGGGTGAGCTCGCCGTGGCCGCCGTGATTCTGCTGGCCCTGGCCGCGTTGCTCGGCGACAAGAGTCAGGACGTGGCATCGGACGCCGCCGCCGCGGTGACCGCCGAGGCCGCAGACCAGGGCGTCACGATCGACCCGCCGCACAACCCCGGTGCGGTCACCGTGACCGCGGTCGCGACCGCGGTGGTTGGCGTGATCGCCGCCGGGTACGCCACCGCCGCCGCCCGTAAGGCTCTTCAAG